TTAGGCGAGGATGTTGTCCACGCGGAAGATACGGTAGTATTGGTTGCTCTTAGCAGCAGCCAAACCATCAGCAGGTGTTGCACCAACAAATGGGTTTGATACCATACCGTAGCGGGTCTTAAAGCCAATTTTTGGCTGGAAGGTGTCCTCACCAACCGCACGTACCATTGTTAATGGAACGTATGGGCAGTAGAATAGACCAGCATCGTATGGGTTAGTGCCTTTATAACCAACAGTTACATAATCTGCAACTGCATATGGGTCAATATAAACACGGGTACGACCGTTCAGGATACCAGCAAAAGTATTACCAGTGTCATCTACATTCAAGCTAGTTGACATTGCTGGAGCATAGTCGAGCATACCTGAAGCAGAAAGGGCAGAAGCAACATCTGATGAACAGATGATGAAGTTGCCTTTACCGCGACGAGTTTCTTTAGCAATAATGTTTGCTTCACGCTCGATCTGTACGATCAGACCTTTGAACTTCTCTACTGACCAACGGCCATCTGCATCTGTTGACAGGTCAAAGATACCATTGATAGCAGTGTTTGAAGTACCTGCACCAGTTTTGGCTTGTGAGTTAACAGTACGGATAACTTCACGGTTGATTTCAGCCATGATCTCTGTTGAGAGAATGTTAGCCAGTTCTGTTTCAGCATCCAAACCATGAATGGCTTTAAGATCCTGAGCCAGTTCCAGTGAGTATTCAGCTTTCAGTGCACGTGACTTAGCAGTGACTGTAGCCTTCTCAATGGTAAAGCCCATTTCTGCAAAGTTTTGTGAACCTGCAGAACCAAGAGCTTCAGCCTCTGGAGTTGTGTATGGATCACCTGCATATGGACCTGTACGTGCATCATCAATTGATGAGTCAACAGTACGAAGACCAGTTGCAGAGTCATCAGCAAGACCTGACAAGCCAGATGGACCAGTACCGTTACCGGTTGCAGCTGAATCGCCAGAGAAACCAACTGCTGCTTCATTGAAGAGAGCTTCATCACCGGCAGATACACCAGCTTTGGTTGTTTCGTAGCGTGATTTCATTGCAAAGATCAAGCCTGTTGGACCTGACATTGGCTGAACACCACACATATCGTATGCCATAAGATTAGGCATTGCACGACGTACCAATGCAATCAATACTGGATTCCAGTTAGCTGCATTAGCTGTGTTATTTGTTGGAGCGGCTTCAGTGATCATTGCTTCTTCAGCAAAAGCGCGCTCTTGGTTTTCTAGAATTGCAGCAGTAACTGCTTTTCTGTGATGATCTGAAATGACACCTGCTGACTCTTCGTTCAGTACCGGTGCCCATTTTTCAATCAATCTATCGTATGATACTTGCATTTTTTTGGACTCCCAAATTATTTATTTGTTTTTTGGATTGCTGAGAGGTACTGAGACATTACTGAAGATTGAACTACTGGTGAATCACCATCATCTTCCTCTTCAATGTCAACAGACTCAGTTACTTTTTTGGTGAAGTATGATTCTTTAATGGTAGCAACTTTTTGTGCAAAAGTTTCTTCATTTTCAAAATCTACATCTTCAACCAAGTCTTTCAGTTTTTCTACTTGAGTTTGAGCAAGACCTTCTGCAGCTTCACGGATAATTTTATCGCGCTTAAGCACTTCTAGTTCTTCCTGCATTTCAAGAGACTTAGCAACTGCAGAATTATGTGCTTCTTCAAGCTCTTCAATTTCTGCAGCCATTTCGTCAACTAGGTCAACCTTTGATTCTGGAACCTCGATATAAGACTCAGTGAACAGATCACGAAGACTGTTCATGAATTTCTCGGCAATTTCAGTTCTCAGGCCAGATTGAACGGCAAGTTTATTCTCTTCCATCCAATTCTCAACTACGTAGTTAAGATAGCTGTCGACTTTTTCAACGAGTTCAGCTTTAGTAGATTCAACTTCTTCAGCCAATTCCTCATTGTATTTCTCTTCAAGACGATCAATTTCTTCAGCGAGCTTAGATTTAATAGCTGCTTCAAAAATGACTTCTGCTTTTTCTTTAAACTCTTCAGATAAAGTAGCTTCTTCAGCAACCAATGCATTCAGGTCATCTGAAAAATCAGCTTTATAATCGAGTTCTGGAGATTCAGCAATTTTCTGGCCGTCAAAAGCTTCTGCATCTGTACTCTGCATGAGAGTAGTCAGAACGCCACCAAGCTTTTCTTTTGACATGCCTTGCATTGCACCAACAGCAGCACTCATCATGCCTGCTTTAGTTTTTGGCATTGGATCTTGCTTTGTGTTGTCACCTTTACGTGCAGGAGCACGTTTGGTTGCATCACCAGCCTTATCCGTTGCAGCTACTGATTGTGCTTCTGCATTTTTAGGATCGTGAGTTCCTTCCACGACTTCGTTGTCATCGTCATGGAGTTCAACATCTTGATCCTCAATCATTTGATCTTCAGTCATAATTGACTCCTTTTTATTTAGATTTGAGCAACGAGAGGAAATTCTTAAACTCACGAACTTGTGTCTCATAGAGATTAGCACGCGGAGCTTTCTTAATTTCAGTCTCTATCTTTTCAATTGCCTGAGCTTCAATGATGCCGTTGTTCCATACCCATTCAACACCTTCCATAACTCCATTAACAAAAGCGCTAGGAGCAGATGGATCTTGAACAATATCTACTGCATTGAGTAGAAA